CTTACGTTGCCACGCAGGGGTCTTCATGCTGATAGCCTGTTTAAGTTAGTTAGGGTCATGCTATTCCTTGCGTTCCTTAGACTACATTGTTCGCATTAGCTGGAGTGCCGGTTAAATTAGCAACACTGCCAATTCCAGAAATAGTATTATTTGCCAGCATATTCCCAACTAACACAACATCGGAACTTGCTGTAACAACATGAACACCGAAGTTAGTATTTCCAGAGCAAATATTTCCTGTAATACACGAATTGTTGGCCCCAACTAAACCCACGCCAGATTGCGCGTTATTAATTAAGTTATTGCCAGATATAACACAATCAGTAGAACTTAATCTGATTCCGAAAGCCGTACAGTTATTAACTGTATTACCTTGAATTAGGGCGCCATTCGCGGTTATTGACATACCATCGCTACAATCATGTATGTTGTTATTGGAAACAATTGCATTTAAACAAGTTGCTGATAATGAAATGCCGTCATTTCCAAAACTTAACAAAACATTATTTGATATAACGATTCTGTCGGCTTGAATGACATAAATACACCTAGAGCTTGACGATAAATCACTAAATGTATTCCCATCAATAACAATATCTTTGGGCGCGGTGGTATGAGTATCTATAAAGATTCCTTGTCCGCTAATATTGCTACACGTATTTTGAGAAATATTTATATGCTCAGACGTTACTGTTGAAGATTCTTCTTCAAGAACAGCAAGGCCCGTCGCATTTACAACCGAATTCCCAATAACGTCAATATATTTTGAATTTGAAATTCTTACCGCAGAAGATCCGCCAGACGTTTTTAAGTTTGTTATGGTGTTTCCTGAGACAATTACTCTTTCCGATCCCAGCTTGGCCCAAACAAAACTATCTGCCGCATTGTTATTGTTTACTCGATTGTTAGTTATCACTAAATCAAGACAAGAAGTAGTGCCGCCGATATCAATAACCTCTGTTCCATCAGCATCAGCGCCCGTATGATTATTGAAAAACGAATTCGCATCAATAATCACAGATCGCGTTTTATCGTTTATATCAATTGCCTCGGTTTCGGTTGTTCCAAAAAAGTTGTTTTGAACAAATAAATTTGACGAATAGCCAGAAGCAGTGCCAGAAGTCACAATGTGAACTTTGCTTGTGTCAGACGTAAAATCACAATTTGTGATCTTTATGTTGTCGGCATAGCCAGTCCATATCCCGACACCGTGATTCGAGAATGTTACGTTATCAATAGAAACATTGTTTTCATTATCAATAAAAATTGATCTTATCTCTTGTATCGCGTCTGATCGGTCTCCATCAATCGTTAAATCTCTGAATATTGTATTGCTTCCCGCAATAAAAATATGATCGCTAAGTGGATCAGATCGACCAGAAGCATCAATACTTATTAACGAATTTTTACCGTCACCGTATATCTGAACATTGTCTGGAACTGTTAATGTCGATCCTGCGATATAATAATTCCCGCTTGGAAAATAAATTTGCCCATTTCCAGAATTTAAACCCGCCTGAATCGCAGTCGTATCATCCGTTACCCCGTCACCTACCGCGCCAAAGTCTTTTACATTGACAGCCGCACCTTCAATCATGCGGTTGTGTGCTTTCGTTAATGCCATATCAGCCTCTCAGTTTTGCCATTACCATCTTAATGGCGACAGTAGTGGGGAGAATAGTTTTGTACCAAGGCCAGAATGTATGGCCTAAGCCTTTGGTCATGCCGTCACGTCCAACCCATGCCTTCGACCAGTTATCAATGTACTGATCGCCATAGCGAAGTACAGCATGGCCTCCGCCTGTCTTAGTCTCACAGCCGCATAGCTCAGCTTGGAAGGTAGTTAGTAGCCACCAGAACTTGAACCATGACTTCTGACAGATCACGTAGTACAGCACAGATAGCGAGTAGTCCTCACAGTCGCCCCGGTATTCACCTAGCTCGTTAAGCTTCAACACGCGCCACACGTCCCGACCCTCTGGATCGAACTTGTAGCTGTATAGATTGTTGAAGTCAGTTAGGGTCATAGTTAATCAATTTAATTAAGACTGCGTGATATTTCTCGCCAGCCACCAGAGACGTTATATTCCAATAGTATTTGATCGCTATTGTTTCCATTCCAATTTATCGCGCCAGCTAAGTACATCGCATTAGTAAGCGTACTATTCGAGTCGCCAAGTCGTATTGAAATTACTTTGCCATCTCTGCCGCCAATAAAATTAGTCACGTTAGTAGCGGACCCCTGAGTCAAAAAGAAGCGACTACCCGCCCCAATATTAGGAGTAGCGCCCGATATACCTATCTCTCCAAGATCATCAGTGTATACTGCGTTATTGGTTACATTACTGGCTCCATCATTCCAAAGGAATGTAACGCCATCATTGTCTTTGAATCTAAGATTCACATTATTGGTTCCTAGACCAATAGCCAAATCAATACCTGCTGTTTTTACCCCGACAAATTGGTTGTTGAGGATAGAAATAAAATCTGTATAAGCAGAGCCGCCTAACATATTTATCTGTATTGTCCTCTGACTAGAGCCAGCAGAAGCGGTATCAAATATACAGCCATTCAGTGCGATATATTTACCGCAATTTAAGCGTATGAGCGGGTTTGTAGTGGATGAAAGAGCAACAAATGAACAGCCAGTAATTGTAACGTTTTCTGGGAAGCCGTCCGTTGCTGGGTTGCCAGTACCTATTTGTACCGCTCCTAACGTAGCATCTTTAAAAGTACATCCGTTGACAGCAATGTTTTTGGCAAAATTTTCAGGGGCCAATCCTTGGGTGTCCTCGTCAATGACAAGAGCAACATCGTCATTATTATCAAATATACATCCATTTACCGTCACGTTATTACTTCTTGATATCGCCATCGCGCCTCTAATAGTGCCAGATCCAATGCCGCCGTCTTTTGTAAAGCAATTATCAATTCGGTAGTTTTCGCCCTCAGATAAGTATATTCCGTGGCGCTCGCAATTAGCCGCCAAGCAGTTTTCAATACTACCGCCATTCACTTGCGCCATCTGGAAGCCATAACCAATACCAGCCGCAGTGCCAACTGCGTCAGCGGCTTGGCAATTAATAAACCTAACATTAAAGGCAATAGCCCCACCAGCGCCATAAGCCGCCTTAAAGCCTATATTGGTGTTTTCAACGCGCACATCTTGAACTGTTATATTCGCTACATTCGCACCAGTAGCGTTTCCAAATAACCAGCCAATTTGAGCAGTAGATGGAGACGCATCTCGATTAATCCCATCCCCTACAATTAAACCGCCCAGCACTTTAAACTTAGTAATGGTGCCTCTCACATCAAAGCCGCCATTATTTCCTGTAAGTGTAAACGTCGCCCCATGCGCCACGACCGTTGCATTTTTACTATCAAATGTCGCCGTAGTCATTGCATATGTGCCGACTGGAAACGTTAAAGTTCCCCCAGAAGGAAGTGCATCAATAGCCGCCTGTATAGCCGCAGTATCATCTGTCACGCCATCGCCAACAGCACCAAAGTCCTTGACGCTAACGCTTTCTCTTAGCTTGGTCTGTACTGTGGTCTGTACTGCGCCAGTGCCAGCGGGTGTATAGGTGACAGAATTAGCATCAGTCGTGCCAACATCCGTTATCTTGTAAGCTAAAACTTCAATACTTGCGTTAGTTGGTGGCGCTTCTGTGAATGTCAGAGCCGTGCCGACAACGCTATATGTATCCTCCTCCTGATATACGCCGTCAATGTAGATGACAGCCGCCGCACTGCTACTGGTCAGCCGCCAGAGTAAATACAGTTGTTGAGCCATTACCTGTGAATTGCTGACGACCAATCACAGTTGGGCCTGTGCCAGTAGATAGAGACTCAACGCTTACCGCGCCAGTTGAATCAAAGGTTAGGAAGCTATTAACACGAGTAGCCGCCTCGGGTAGCTCCATCGAGATAGAGTCAGAGTCGGTAATAGGCTTGCGGATAGACTGCGAGAATGATCGGTTGGTCTGCTCACCTGCCAGCCATAGATTATCGAAGTCGCTGTTTACCTCAGAGGCAAGGAAGTCACCAGAGTTTGTATAGTTCTGGGTGCGAGCGTAGGGCATATCCCGATACAGGGTCAGTACGTCGCCAGCAGTCGCGCCAACGGTAAGGGTTACGTTACCCCCGCTATCATTGCCCACGTTCGACACAGTGTAATTAGTGCCTTCTGAGAGGGTAGTGCCGTTCTTCAATACGACAATATCGCCCTTGTCTACGATCTCGAACGTATACGCGAAGACCGTCTGACCAGAAGTCGCGGTATATTGGTTACGGCTTGTGTTGTCTGCTACTGTCACTGAAATGCCTCCGGTAAAGGCTCACCGGGTTCCCACCAGTAGCCTTGGTCATAATCTCTCATTCGATTACGCATTATGCGATTATACTTTCTCTGAGCGTCTGGGTCAGCCATTAGCTCTAGTTGATCAAACATTGCGTTCTTGGCTGTTTGAATTTGCCAAATGTCGGGTGTGTAGCGTTCTGCGAAATCTATGGTCTCGCTGAAGATGTGGGTTTCTTCGCCGCGTATAGCTTCTTGAATGTTGCCGATGCTAAGTCGTGCCGCCCTGTTTACAAGATCACCAGTTGGCCCAAGTAATGTAGATGCTGGACCTGATCCAAATCGGTTTTGATCTGAGAACAGGAAGTCTCCAAAGATTCCAAGACCGCCGCCTTGTGCCATTGCCGCAACAACAAACTCCGGCTTTAGTACGCCATTGTTATCTAGCATTGGCCTTGGCTCTCGACCTGCCGCAAGGTCTTTGGCTTGCAGAGTAATCCCGCCAAGTATTGTAGTAATTGCCATGAGGCCGCCAAAATACTGCAACTTTTTACCGGCAGTATCTTGATAAAACATTCTCATTCCATGACCCATAAGGATCGTTATAGGGAACGATTTAAGTTGCATGACTGTTCGGATACCCATGCCGGATACGGTGGCGCGTGATGTTCCCATAGTGGTTACAGCACGAACCCTTGCGTCTGGTGTAGGTACGGCAAAGTCGGTCTCAGACAAAACCATCTGGTGGAATTTAACACCGCCTTCTTGCGTCATGTCGGCATAAGGCGCACCACGCAACATCAATGGCGATTGCTTTCTGAACCCATCCCAGTCTTGCTCGGTAATCCCATATCTGCCGAATGCGTCTTGCAATCCAGTTTCTAAATCAGAAAATGACTTTTGAAAGTTATCAGCAAGCAGGGCAGAGAACTCCATGCCAAACGCTTTACGGGACGCATTTGTCCACGCCTCTAAGCCTGAAGCTCGCATAACGCCTTCCGCTAACTTTGCGGCCTTGCCTGTACCATACGTGTCAGCGTATCTGTTAGCCGCTGTTTGTCTTGCGGCGTTCTCAGCAGTTAGACCAAGGCGAGTGCCAAATATGCGATCAGCCTCATTGTCTGGTCTCATAAGAGATAGTTGTTGGCGTATTACTTTCAATGGCGCAATGCCATTCATCTTTGCAGTCATTGCCACAAAGCCCGCATCACTGAGCGCAGAGATAAACGCGCCGCCTAGAGTTACCGATGTAAGAACGTTGCGAGTAGCCTCTAGCCCGTCTGCCGCACTTGTAAGCTCGCCGGCATTGACTTGTCCTGCCGCAACCTTAAACACGGCATTGTTGAATGCCTCTTGTGGCCCGGTAAGATCCTCTTCTAGCTTTGCTTTGTTTAAAAGAAAATCAAACGTATTACGGGGTGACGGGCCAAGTGTTTCCATGACTGCAATGTCATTAGACATCATATTGATATAGTCGGTTAGTGCATCAAAGACATTGCCGCGACCAAATCTATTCTGATACTTCATCCATGAATTGGCATCCTTGAAATACAGGAATCGCTTTTCTCCGCCCTTGCGAGATAGTTTTTTACCTAGCCGGGGGACAGTTAGCCCTTTAGCTTTATTCAAGCCGCCAGTGCTAATAGTCTCGTAAACAGCATCAAGCGCTTCTTCAAACTGCTCATCACTTAGCGGACGACCAGCCTCATCAACCATAAATTCACGGTCAAGCAAGTCCCTGATTGTTTCTTTCCATGTCTCTACGCCAGCCTTTTTGATTGACGCCTGATCATGTCGCTGTGGCATTAGCCATCGCTCATTCTTAGAGATAGAGCCGCCACGCGCATTAAACAAAACACGCATCTGCTCGGCAGTCTCATGCCATGCGTCAGCCATTGCTTTTATTTCTGGGTCGTCTACCTCTTCTCGATAGATAGCCTTGAGAAATTTTGTTAGCTCTTCCTCATCCTGTTCAATACCAAACATACGAGATCGAAACTTAGCCAGTGCCTCAGCGTTCATGCTGTGGAATTTGCCTTCGTAATACTTAGCTAAAAACTCGACGTTCTTATACTTGGCATTGCCACGAGGATCTTTGGTTAATAAGGCTGTAATACCTGCCGCCATGCCCTGTGGATGAGACTTAACGGAATCGTATGCCTGAGATATGCGAACAGCTTGTATGGCTGTTTCACGCTTCTGGCGCGTTAGATTGCCAAGTACATCGTCAATGGCCTGATTAGGGTCATCAGAATCAAGGATTGCTTGCGCCACATCCTTAGACAGACGGTTTTGTGCAAGCGCCTCATTGACACATTTTTCAAATCCGTTAGCCAAGAGCGCACCTCAATACGTTTTCAATGTTTTCAATTTCATCGTCAATCGGCTTCATCGCATCACTAGCCGAAACAATGTCATCATCTACAAAGACAATGGCATCCTCTAAGTTATTGAATGCCTCTATATCAGCGTCGAAGTCTTCTGCAATGCCATTCCTTGTAAGGATGTCTCGCTGTCGCTCTGTCGTCGTCTGTGGTGCGGCCTTCTGTGGCTGTGGCTCTTCGTACTTAGCCGGGATCTTTGAAGGCTGGTCATACATCTCGCTTCGGGTTTCTCGCTCCGAAAGGAACTGTATGTCTTGATTGATTTCTTGCTCAATCAAAATCTCATTGAGACGGCGCTCATACAGGGGCGGGATGACTCCCTGCTTGATTCGGTCTAAGTCGCCAAACGCCTCTCGCGCCACATCGTCTTGGCTCAACATCTCTTGAATGCGAGTAACACGATCTGATAGCCCTGCCCTTTGCTCTAGCGCAAGCTCTTCGCCGCGCTCAATAGCCCGTCTCTTTGCTACTCGGGCAGGTACTCCGCGCTCCTTGATAACCTCTTCGGGAACGTCTGAAATCCTTTCTAGCCTAAACTCAAGATCACTTAGCTCAGATTTAAGCGCCTTGCGCTCGCCAGCCTCTAATCGGTTGCCAGCGGTAGCGGTTAGCTCCTCAGTAACTTCCTGCAAAAACTCAGCTTGGATGACATCTCGATCAATAGCCGGAATGTCTCCACGCGCCCTAGCAATCTCCAAATCTTCAATGAGTCGCTCATTAGCCTCTCGGACCATTGCCTCGGGCGTATCGGGCTGAACAGCGCCAAGCTCAACGGCTTTATTGTTGACCAGATCGGAAGAGCGTCGTGTAGGGAAAGAGTGTAGATCTCGAGGGCCGC